CCCGGGAACGGAGCGCGAGCACGACTTCCCGGCTGGTGGCGCGCTCGACCGCCCAGGGGATCATGATCGTTCCGCCTCCGGGTTGAAGCTGTATGGACAACGCCTTCGTCAGCGGGTGCAACTGAGTGCGGGACAAATGGGCCACAAGCTTGGCCGGCATCCCGGTAGGCATACGGTGCCGCCGACGACCGAGCGGAAGCGGAACGCTGGTGACGGCCCGGAAATGCAGGTCGGGCTGCTCCACGCCCTGTTGTGGGGGCACGGCCGACCGGTGGTTCGCCGGAGACCGCGTCGCTTCGCGTCGGAAATGCACCAGCTCCTGCGTGGGGCCAGCCTGAGCAATCAGTGTGGCCATGATCTGACGGCTGGCCGCGACGTTGCGCCCGTCCAGACGGATCAGGATTCTGCCGTCCAGCACGATCGGAGCCGGGACGAGCTCCCGGTCGATGCGGATGACGAGCACCACCTTGCCGCTCTCCGGTAGAGGCACTTCGATCACTTCCGGGGACCAGGGCGGATCGAAGTTGGTCGCCATCTGGCTGACGAGGCGGTCCTTCTCCGACCGGCTGACTCCTCGGATGTCGTCCGGGTTCGGGACGCCTCGGGGCTCCTCCCCGACGCCGACAAGGATCAGCCCGCCGTAGGTGTTGGCCAGGGCGGCCACGGCCTCGATCGGCTTGTTCCCGCCCAGCTTGTACTCGACCGTGAGGTTTTCGGGGATGGCCAGCGAAACGAAGTCCTGGACCATGGCCAGAGTGATGTCGTCGCCCGGCGCAGTGAGGAGAAGGTGCACGTAAGTAGCCTTCACCACCCGCATGGCGGGTTTCCAGTGGAATACAACAAGTGGTATTGAGGGGGCGCGTGTTGGCTGATCACCGACCGATGCGCCGCCCGTAGACACCTGCGGCCTGAGACGGCACGCAGCGTCCGTTCGGGGGTTGCGGGGTTGCATGCCAGGTGATTGAGGACGGCCGTACCGCTGGTGGCGCTGCTCCATCCGGGCAGCGTCCCTCGCGATGTCTCGGGGCTCCCGTCACGCCCCGATGCGCTGCCCGTATCGCCCTGCCGCTGTCCCGGGCTGGCTGGCTCGGTCGCGGCCGGCTGGGGACTGGACCCGCGCGGCGTGCAGTTGCTCGGCCCACAGTGCCATGACGACTGCGTCGCCGCGGTCCGGGGAGCGGCCCAACCGCTTTACGAGGTCTTCCTTCTTCTCGACCTGGATCTTGGGGGGTAGGCCGGTGGTGGTGTCCCATGTCGGGGCTGTGAGGTCGCTGACGAGGAGGTCGTCGTCGGGCAGTATCACTTCCGCGTCGAAGGCGGGGTCGAGGAGTTCGCGGGCGTGCCAGTACGCGGCGGACCGGACGTTGACGAAGCCGAAGGAGCCGTCCCTGGTGCGGTGTTTGGTCTTGGCGGCGCCGGTGTAGGGCAGGACTGGGATGTGGAGTTCGCGGAGGCGGTCGACGACGCCTCCGCCGACGCCGATGGAGTCCACGGCGGGCACTGCGCCCTTGCGGGTGTTCACGGCGCCTTGGACGCGGGCGGTGGTCTGCATGGTGTCTTCGCGGTCGTGGACTTCCAGGCTGGCGACCAGGGGGCCGGTGCGGTGGGCGAGGACGGTGGAGTCGCTGCCGCCGCGGGCTACGTCGACGCCGATGAACTGCCGGCCTTCGACCGGGGGGCGCCCGTCCTGGTCCCAGGCGTGCCAGCGTTCGATCGCGGCCTCCACCCACGCGAGGGGGATCACGCTGTCCTCGTCGGAGGCATGGAACTCGCCCAGGACGCGGTTGGCATACAACGCGGAGTCCTTGCCCCACTGCTTCTTACGCTGCTCGGCCCACTGCTTGGAGATCCGGCCGGCGGCGATCGCCTCGTCCAGGGTGACGTGACGGGTCCACCAGTCCTCCAGGCCGGGGCCCCGCTTGTGGATGTCGTAAAACCGGCCGGAGGGCGGGCCAGGGGTGCTGATGGCGAGGGCGAAGGCTTCTGGCAGGCCCGTTGCGCGGCCGCCGGAGAAAGCACCCTCGATCGCGTCCCACGTACCGTCCGGCACGACCTTCGCCTCGTCAATCAGGTACAGCAGGGAGTCGGCGTGCGCGCCCTCGATCAGCTCAGGACGAGAGGACGCCACCGCGCTCGCGGCCCCGTGGAGCAGCTTGATGTTCTGCGCCAGCAGCTCGTGCACGGAGAACGGCTGACGGCCGAGAACGTCCCAGCGGATACGCCGCGACCACTTGTGGATCTCCGGCCACAGGTACACCACCAGGTGCCGCCACGCGCTCGCGGTGGTGATGACCTTCCAGTCCCATCCTGCGGCCTCCCTCGTCGTCACGAACCACAGCACGGTGATCGAGGCCATGCATGAGTTACTGGTGGGCACCATCGAGGTGCTGGCCAGGAACCGGTGCGAGGGCGAGTCGACCTCGATGCACTGGGTGGGCTGGTCCGGGATACGGCGGATGTCGGTGATCGTGCGTTGGGTGTGCCGCGACGCCTGGGACCGGGCCGGTGCCCAGTCGTAGCGGGACCGGCGATAGGGGTTGAAGTCGAAGCGGACGCTGACGCGCCACCGGCGGGATACGGCACGGCCTTGGAGTGTGGCGTTGCTCCCACGGATTTGGACGACCAGGCCGAGGGAGCGCAGGAGCTCGGCTACGCCTTCGGCGAGCGGTCGGGAGGTGAGGGTGATCTCGTCTGCGCCGCCGGCTTGCCGGTAGCCGTCGGAGTCCCACAGGCCGCGTACGAGCTCGCGCCGCTGCTCGACCGAGGCCCGCAGATACGCAGTCGGGATGTGCTTGTTGTTCAGCAGACCGAGCGCACGAAGCCGGGTGCGCAGGCTGTCCCGGCCAGGGTGCCCGCCGCGTTGCACCGGCTGCGTGGACACGGTGACGGCCAGCGCCGTCGGCCGCCCGGCGTGGGCCCGCTCAGCACCGTGGTGGTAGCCGGCCTCCCGGATACGTTCACGCAGGTGCGGCCAGTCCCGTTCGTGTACGGTGACCTCCGCCGAACGGCTCGTGCCGTCCCCGAGCCAGTACCCCAGCACGTACGGATCGACGGGCAGATCAGCGCTCGGCAGCTCCAGCGGCCGGGCAGTGGGCACGCGCCACCGTAGCTGCCCGCCCGGGGACCGGAGCCGTTCGGCCATGTACGCGGTCGTCACTGTCCGCGTGGCCGCCCAGTGGTCCCGCCAGTCCCTCACACCCCTCGGCCTGGCGTAGACGTCGATCACGTCCCACTCGTGGTTCGCGTGCGTCGTGATGACGGTGCCGTCAGCGAACTCGACCTCGTAGGTACCCCCGATCCACACCGGTGACTTGACGACCACCCGGCACGGCTTCCCGCGCTCGTCGAGGACTTCGTCCCCGAGCTGGAGAGCACCGATCGTCGACCACCCGCCCGGCGTCGGCACCGGCACGTCGACACCGAGCGCCTTGCCGAGCCCGTGGGGCCCCCGGACCGCGATGCGGCGCTTGGCCGGTAGGGCGCCGATGCTGTCGGCCTGGTACGGCGCGAGGCTCTGCCCTTCGGGCCAGGCGATCACGTCCTCGGCCCACTTCACCGGGTCGTACAGCCACGCCTGCGCCCGGTCCGTCGTCTCGATCTCCCGGGCCGCGTACGCCCACGGGTCCGCCATGGCCGGGACGGTCACGACTCCTCACTGCTGGTGGTGACGGCGGCGATCTTCGCCGGGACGATCCGGGCAACCCACCCACTCCACCGCTGCCGGACCTCGGCGGCCGTCGCCTCGTCAAGAAGGCCGGCGACCTCGCCCAGCAGCTCATCGGTGGACTGGCGGATCACCTGGGCCAGAAGCATCCCCTGCTGCTCGGCCAGGCGCACCAGCCGCTCGGACACGCCCGCGTCGAGGGCGGCCTTCGACACCCGCACCAGGTGGGTCCGCTCACGCTGGTACAGGTCCAGCCACACACTCGGCCGCGCCGCGTGGACGGTATCGGTACCCGGGTACTCCGTCGCCTGCTTGCTCGTCGTCTCCGCCACGCCCCACACCAGGCCCTCGGCGTCCAGTTCGGCGACCTTCTCGCCGAGCCACGCCACATGCCCGGCGGTACGGTGCACCTCCTGGAGCAGCGCGGTCGCCGGGTCGACATCGACCGGGAGCCCGTACGTTGCGACGGCGCGCCGGGCCTGCTCCGCGCGGGCCGCAGCAACGTGGTTCCGGGTGGAGCCGCCGTGCAGCTTGCACGGCCCGTACCCGGGGTGCGGAGTGCCCCACCCCGCCGGCAGCGTGCACGTCTCCCCGCCGTCGCCGTTCTGCCTCTTACGCGCACCGCACTTCCCGTCACGGCCTCGCGCGCGGTCATCGTCCGTCATGGCCTGCCTGCCTGCTCTCCGGGGCGTTACAGGTGTGATTGTCCGTCACCAGGGGCTTTGCGTGGGAAGTGTGGTGTGCGGTGGTGGAGGCTCGGGCGGGGCGGACGGTCATAGCCCTAGCCAGTGGGCCAGGCCGTTGACGATCAGGCCGCCGATGGCCGCCATGGCGCCGGAGAGGGCCGCGAGGCTGGCCTTCCGGGCTATGGACCGGCGGCCGGTCCGTTGTGTCTGCTGGCGACGGGCGGGGGTGGTGTGTGAGCTGCGGTTGAGCCGGGGCCTGGCGATGGTTATCCCTCCGGAACGAGGAAGCCGTGCGCTCG